TCATTTGGAATTCTCCTTTCGGGTAAGATACTCTATGCGATATTGTTTTGCCAGTGTGATCTCCGAAGCAGGTGTTTTCTGAGTCTTTTTGATAAAGCCATTTGTAAGGATCACCCTTTTACCGATCACGAAGAAGTACAGCACACGGGTGATGTCTGAGCCAAATTTAGTGCGGATCTCAAAAATTCCATTGTCCAGTGCTTTGGAATAGGGTTCTCTTAAAAATGGCCCTTCTTCACGGAGCAGGGCGACTGTACGCAAAACCTTGGCCTGCATTTTCTTATCCAGACTCAGGATAAACTCTTTTGCAGGCTCAGAGCCATCGGGCTTATCGTAAAATTCAATTTCATATTCCTGCATGGCCGTACTTCCTTCAAATAGCGGATTTATCTCATATCCAGTATAGCGGATATATCCTCTATTGTCAAGAGCGTATCGCTTTACATATTCGTTCCTTTATAGGACGATAATGGCATTTTAAACCACAAAGGGAGAACACTATGACTTTCTGTCGATTTGTAGCGCCGTGTATATCTGCCGCAAAAACAAGAGCAAGCGCATCCGATACTGTCCAGAAGCAGGATCAAATACGCTCGCAATTTCAAAAACGAAATGTAACCTAAAATGTAACCGGTTACATTTTTACAAAGAAAAGCAGCCAGAAATCAACAAAACTACGTTAATTTCTGGCTGCTGTTTGGTGGACGAACCGCAACGCCGGACGAACCCCCGCGTTGAGATTTCTCCTTACAGCGTTGTTTTCATCATCCCGCTTCCCAGAAAACTGGTGCGCTGATAAAATCCGCCCGCCGTGTTACGCAATATAATTCGCTTCTACGTTTTTTATTTTTGTTCTTTCGGACAGAGGTTTATATTCCGTCACCTCCACAGACAGCAAAAAATCCCCCGCCAGCTTTCCTTTCGGATTGCCAGCGGGGGATTTTCAGTTATGCGGTTTTAGTGCAGGAGCGCGGTCAATTCGTAGGCCACAAAGCCCGAAACGAACGCCGCAATGACTGCCCACCAGAGTTTGTTTCCAAACACGCCGGGGGCCTTTTCTAATGCGGTCAGGCGATCGTCCTGCTTCTTGTTTTGAGCCGTGACAATTTCAAGGCTCTTGTTCGTGTTTTCGAGTTGCTGGATTGTCAGCTTGATGTTGGTGTTCATGCCGTTTACCGCATCGGTCAGCCTTTCCAGGTCATCGAGTCGGTGGGTGTTGCTCTTGCTTCTGCTCTCAACATCCGTCAAGCGGTGTTCCAGTTCCTCGTCAGTCATATTTGTTGTCCTCCCCCGCCTTACCGAAACGGGCCACAGTTGCGGTTTCCTTGGATTTCTTTTCCATGTATGCTTCGAGTTTGCTCTTGGTGACTTTGAAAATCAGTTCAACGAAAAAGTCCAGGAACTTTTCGTTGATAGCCCAATCTAACCAGTCAGGTGTCAGATCACGCAGGGCTTTGATAACCTGCTTCTTTTTCTCTTCGCCCATCTTCGAGCCGATCACGTTCTCTTCTGCCCAGCAAATCCATTTGTAGGCAGCCTTTGCCACGACGACGCTGTAACCCAGGCGCACCAGAGCCAGCGCGCCGATGAACACGCCGCCGACCAGGCACACGACTGCCATCCATGCAGGCATTGCAGAAATAACCATCTTGATAGCTTCCATGATATTTCCTCCGTTTCCTTTCTCTTAACCTTTCCAACGACTCTTTGCGGCGCGCACATCGACGTGCACAAAGTTGTCGTTGTAATACCGCCCGATTCCGCCCCGGTTGGGGAGCAGGGTTTCGACGTATGCGGCCAGCGTATCCACCGACACGCCAGCGATCCAGATGTCCGCAGCCTTTCCGTAGAGGTGCTGGCTGTAATGGGACGCATTCTTCTGCTTCGCATTATGCGACGCAGTACGGAACGCAGAGTTGATGTTCACCGCTTTTCCAAAGTGTGTGCGGATTTTTTGCAGGACTTCCACCAGTTCCGAATCAATAAAGATCGGATCAGAGCCATCCTTGCATCTGAACTCGCGCACCTTAAAATCCGTGGACAGCTTTTTCGTTCCGTCCTTTGCCAGCGAATAGGCGTTAATCGCCATCGTTCACATCTCCTTTCGGGCGCAGGTCTGCGCCGCAGGCTCTTGTACAGCACTCGGCAATGAGCGTGGCAAAATCCCCGCGCTCGTCGGAGGTATCAGCCCCCGCCGCTTCCAGCTTCTCAAGCAGCCTTTCGCACAGATCGGGCCAACTTCTTTTCTTCATAAGTTCCTTTCCAGATGTCCGTTTCCGGCCCGGTTGGCTTACCATACTTCTGCATGGTGTCCCGGTAGATCAGGTTCAACCGCCCGCGCAAGCTTGCGCTCTGCGTGTGCGCCAGCAGTCCTTTGATGCTGGCAACACGGCGGTCAAAATCTTCCTTGCTCATTTCCCCGGTGGCGTACATCTCCGTTATCTTCTTGACCTCTCGCTTCAACCTTCCGACGGTGGACTTGCGTAGTTTCATGTGGGTTGCGTAAATCCGCACGCCCACAAATTCAATGCCCATGCTCACCGGGCGGATGCAGGTCTTGTCATTCAGGTCAAGGAACAATTCATCCCGCAGGAATGCTTCGATCTTCTCTTTCCACTCTTGGAGCTGTTCTTTCGTTTCGGCCAGCACAATTACATCATCCATATACCGTATATAGTAGTGGATGTGCAGAACGTGCTTGGCGTATTGATCCAGCTCGTTCATGTAGATATTTGCGAAAAGCTGGCTCGTGAGATTGCCTATGGGTTGCGGATGTACGGAACGCCCGCGCCACCCATGCCCTTGATGGCAAAGATACGGCGATTCAGCCTGTCTTTCGCAAAGCGGTAAACCTCGTCCGTGTGATGGCCGCCAGAGTCGATGCAGGTAGCCAGCAATGTGTACTCTGTTCCATCCGCCTTGCGCCAGGAACGGAGAAGAAAGTCGTCCAAGTCCTGCCACACCTGATCCGACAGCATATCGCCAAAGATTTTCTGGTAGCGGATGCCCCAGCATTCCGCGCCCTCGCCCCAGCCGACTACTTCCACCTCGAAACGATCATCCTGAACGTCAACGCCAGCGGTGAGGAACAGCACATCGTCCGGCACTTCCGCCGTGTAGATTTCGCGGCGGTTGTACAACTCGGTGTCCTCCAACTGGATGCCGCGTTCTTCCCAGGTCTGCCCAAGTTCAGTGTTTACCCAGACTTTCATTTCCTCCGGGTTTCCGTGGTCGAGAGCTTCTTTTGCTTCCAAGAACTTCCGCACCACTTCGTCCCATCCGACAAACGTAGAGGCAAGGGTGTTGAGGTGGAAGCCTCTGGTCGCTGCTCCCGGATTGGCTGCAACGTATTTCCCTTTGATTTCCTGTGCTTTCCAGCGGTATTCATTTGCCACGCACCCGCATTCACAGCACACATAGTCAATGCCCTTGTCCAGATCGTCCGGGTCGAACTTCACGTTCTCCCAGACGAGCGGCTGGTATGCGCCGCACTCCGGGCAAGGGATGTTCCACTCTTCTTGCGTGGAGAGGTTGAACGCATCCTCAATTCGGCTGTCGCCTTTTATGGTAGGCGTGGAAACCATGACTGTTTTGCAGTCCCAGAAAGTCGTCTGGCGTTTCTTTGCCAGGTTCAGAGGATCACCCTCTGTTCCTGCGCTTTTGGGGTAGCGGTCTATCTCGTCAGCCAGCAGCACTTTGATAGGGCGGCTTGCAAGGCTCGACGGGCTGTTCGCTCCAACGATGGTTATGTGACCACCGATGAAGTTCTTCTTCATCACGGTGTTTCCGGCGAATCTGCTTTTGACATCAACCAGCCCTTTGAGGCGCGGCGTGTCCCGAAGCATCGGGGAAATTCTATCTTTGGAAAGCGTCTGGCCCATATCGAGGGTAGGTTGCATACACATGATGGGGGCCGGGGCGTAGTCCATGTAGTAGGCCAGCACGTTCAAAATGAACGCATCGGTTTTCCCGATCTGTGCCGCCGACATTACCACTACTTCCCGGACGTGCGGATCACCGATGGCATCCATAATGGCCCGCTGGTACGGAGCCTTATCCGTGTGCCATCTGCCCGGTTCCGCGCTGGACTCGGAGGACAGCACCCGGTACTTGTCCGCCCACTGGCTGATTGTCAGCGGCGGTGGCGGTTTCAGCTTTTGCAGAACGACCGCAAACAGCTTAACCGTCTGCGGCTCCATCTTTACGATGATGTTCTTTTTCTTCGGCACTTTGTTCACCCCGCCTTACGCACTCCGGGAACATACAGATAATGAGCTTCTGGTGGAGTCTTTTACCCCACGGGCAATGCCTGCACTTGCGCCACGGTTTGCCCGGTTTAGGTTCCGTCGTCTGCATCTTCATCTTCCTTTGGCGATTCCAACGCCGTTTCGTAATGCGAAAACTCGTCCAGAATTTCATAGAACGTGTCCCGCAACACGTCCTGTATCTCGTCCTCGTTGCCGCCCAGCTTCGCAATACTGGGAGCAAGTTTGTTCGGAAGAGCCATCATGCGGGAACGCAGGTTCATTAACATGGTGCTCAAGCCCAGCATGATGTCCTGTTTCCTGTACAGCTCGCCGCTCTTGACTTTGTTTTCCTGTTCCGCTGCAATGCGCTTTTCGCGCGTCAGCTTTGCCCTCTCTTCGTTCAGGTCGGCTTTGCCGTCTGCGTTGCCCCGCAGGAAGTTGATATATCGCCGTACATTGGGCCACAGTTCATACAGGCCAGGGGCGGCTTCTATCAAAATGCCCTCTTCCCGGAGCTGCCGCACCCGGCGTTCCGAAAGGTCAAGGCAGTTTGCCATCACCTTTACCGTGTAAAGTTTCATCGGCATCCACCCCCTCGGCATCCGGGCCGTCCATGTCAGCCACCCCCGTTGCTCTGATCTTGGCAATATCCAGGCGTTGTACTTCAAGATCGTACCGTTTCTCGAACTCTTCACCCTGCCGCAGTTGGCCTATCAGCGTTGCGATTCTGCCGGATACTTTGTACAGTGCCTCTTGCAGTTTCTCCCGCCGGGTGAACGCGCTGTCCTTGTTGTACAGGCCCATCTTCTGCTCTGCGCCGTCGGTGCGCTTTCCGCCCTCGGACTTTCCAGGGCGGCGCATATCCGTCAGTGTCGCAATGTAAAGATCATCGTCTGCGCACTCCGAATATTTTTCGAGTGCGGCCAGAATTTTTTTCTGCCTATACCGCAGTACTCGCAACTCAAGCAGAGTGTTTTCTTTTGCCCCGGTCGGCAGATTGTCAAGCCATTTCTTTTCTTCATCGGACAACTTATCAAAAAAGACGGCACTATATGCGCCGTCTTTTTCTGCGTTCTTATTTTCCCGCGGCGCGCCGCCGTGGTTGCCCTTGGCATTTTTCTTTCCCTTGCTGTTTCTGTTTCCGGGCTGGCCGCCGCGCTTGCGCTCTAGTGACTCGTCCCATTGGTCAATACGCTTCCAGTTTCGCACTGTCCCATAGGGTACGCCCACCCGATCCGCAAACTCTTTGAGATTTATTTTTTCGCCCGCCCGCCGTCGTTTGATGTACTCGGCCTTGGCGGTGTCACGCTGGCTGTTCCGCGCTGGCATCCAACATCACCCGCACCTCGTTTCCAAAATCTGCGCAAAAGAAAAAGCCCCACGACTTGCGCCGTGGAGCTTTGCTTACTTATCACTGTACTAATTATATCAGAAAAAGTGCATCACAAAACATCATTTCAAAAATTTCTTCAAAAAATCCCCCCTTGCTTTTTCCAGACCCCCTTCGAGGAAGCCTAAAAATCCCCTCATACCTAGAAAAATTTCGCGCTTTCGGACCCGCACCGCCGAAAAACGCCTCCGGCAGTACCTAAAGGGGGCCGGGGCAGCCCGTCGGCCTCATCGGGCAGGCCGCCGACGGTGGGCGGGGCCTGGGCGGCGCGTCGTCGTCGAGGTGGGCAGCCCAGGGCGAGGCCGGGGAAGAAAGGGGGTTGGGGGATAGATAGGGCAGCATATAGCCTCTTAGCCTTACCCCTACTGGCAAAGCTATATCCCGTTAGGTGGAGAATCTGACCCCTCCGGCGGCGGGGCAAAATGGCCGTTTTGCGGGGTGCTGCGGGGTGGATCATCCAGCAGGCGGCAGCGATGCAGGCGGCGGCAGGTGTGCTGCGCTTGCGGGCTTGTCCTCCTCGGTGGCGGCGCTGGCGCTGGTGCGTGGTCATCGTGGGCGGCGGTCTGCTGCTGGCGTGGTCATCTGGTGCGGCGCTGGCGGTGCTGATCTTTCCCGGTGCAGGTGGCGGGCGTAATATCCGGGTACTGTGTCCAGCGCTCCCCGGGTACTTTCCATCTTTTCCCCGGGGCGGCTGCCAACAACACCCAGCGCGTGCCGGGGTGCTGATCCGGCAGACCGGGCAGGCATGAAGGCAAGGCAAAAAGAAAAAGCCCAGGGCGGCGGCGCAGGTGGTGCGCGTGTCGCTCTGGGCTTGTGTCGTCGGTTCTGGTCTGCTGCTGATCCGGCAGGGCTGCGGCGGGGCCGTTTTGCCGTTTGCCGGAGGGGTCAGATTCTCCACTTTACCGGGTAGTGCTCTAGGTGTAGGGCTAGAACTTAGTGAGTTATAGCCTCCCCAGTAACCCCCTATAATCCCCCTTCGTCCCCACAGTTTTTGCCGTTCACGGATTCCGGGCCGGACGGATCGCCCACGGTGAGCGGCTGCCCCTCTGCCTGCATCCTGGCGCGCACGGCTTGCAAAATATATCCTTGCAAGCTCTGGCCGCTGGCTGCGGCGGCGGCGCGGATTGCTGCCCCGTCCGGCTTTAGCGGGCGCAGGCTTATATAATCACACTTTGCGTTGTATGCGTCGTTGGTACGGCGGCGGGCTGCTGATACTGGCATTTTTATTTTGCTCCTTTGCGCTTTATATCAAGATAATTATACATAATGGCCGCTCTGAACGCAACAGTGCAACTTGCACAATGCACGCAACAGTGTTTTGTGCAAAAAGTAGATTACACGCAACAGTGCTTGACAAAATGCCCTGTTGCGTGCTAGAGTGTAGCCACGGCAAGTGACACGCAACAGTGCAACGCAAGCCGAATACAGCGAACAGGAGAAACGCACATGAACAAGCATTTTTTTGAACTCTCGCCCCGCACTCGTCGGATCATCTGGGCCGCCCTGCTGGCCCGCTGGCAGGCAAAGCAGGCATGAACCCCAGGCCGGACACCTTGACGGGCCGCACCGCAAAGCGACCCGACCCCAGCCGCAAGGCACACAACACCCGCCGCCCAGGGTAAAGGGCAGAAAGAAAACGCATGAAAAAAATCATCAATGGCCGGATGTACAACACCGACACGGCAAAGCGGCTGTGCAGTGCAGACAATGGCGGCAGTTGCCGCGACTTCTCCCACTGGGAAGAAGAACTCTACCAGAAGAAAACGGGTGAGTTCTTCTTGTACGGTGAGGGCGGCCCCGCAAGTAAGTATTCTCGCTCCTGTGGGCAAAATGAGTGGTGCGGTGGTTGCGATATTACCCCGATGACCGAACAGCAGGCCCGCGAGTGGATGGAGCGGAACGCCACCGCAGATGAATACATCGAGGTTTTCGGGGAGCCGGAAGAGTAACACCCGGCGCGGATACTCTGCCAGGGTTGCACCGCACAAAGCAGCCCAGACCCACCACCCCGGCAACAGCCGGGAGAAAGTCGAACATCAATCACAGCACAGGAGGTTTTACAATGCGCAAACTGAAAAAGATTATCACCGCCGCGGCTCTGGCCGCCGCAATGCTGGCAGGTGCGCCCCGCACCGCTGCCGCCTGCCCCTACACCCCCGGCCCCCTGGGCCGCTACATTGTCCCCGCTCAAGTGCTGGGGATGTACGCCGACGGCGACGGCGTGCAAGTCTGGTGCACCGACCTGGGCGACGGCTGCGACTGGTTTTTTACCGTCGATGCAAAAACCGACCTGCGGATTTATGACCGCGTGCAACTCGTTGTAGAGGACAACGACACCCCGGACGACTTCACCGATGACAGAGTTGTTGACGCTCTGTTTTGCCACGACTGCGACGACGTGGACGACTAACCGCCGCCGGATGCTCTAGCAGGGTTGCACCGTAAAGCAGCCCCGCCCCATCTACCCGGCCCCGCCGGGATGAACCACAACTAAAACACAGGAGGTTTTACACTATGACCAACGAAGAGATCATTTTGAAGAGCGTTCAAGCGCACTTGACCCCCGCCCAGCGGCACGAGATCGCCGCCGCGGCATACACCCCGGAGCAGATCGCCCACGCCGTCGAGCATATCCCGGACGGCCTCGACGCGCTGGCCGCCTCTCAAGTCCACACTTTTGCATGGTGGAAAGACAACGGCAAGAGCGTGAAGAGGGGAGAAAAAGCCCTTTTCACCTGCCCGCTGTGGAAGTACACCGACAAGCCAAGCAAAGCCCAGATCAAGGCGGCAGAGGCCGCAGGCAAAGAGGTACAGCCCGCGGCTCATTACTACCCCACCACGTCGTATATGTTCAGCCGCTTACAGGTTGAAAGCAGCAAGCCCGCCCCCGCTGGCCGCTTTAAGAGTATCGACGAGATCAAGGCCTATAACAAGATGCTGGCAGAGCAGCGGCGCGCCGCGAGAGTATCCGCCGCCATCAAAACCGCCGCGGATGCAATCGCCCAGGACGTTACAACAGAGGCGCGGCAGGCAGCACAGCAGGCAGCCGCCCGCGTTGTCGTGGCTGTGGAAGAACACCACGAACTGCCCGAACTTGTAGAGGCTCCCAAGCCTGCCACGAAAAAGGCCCGCAACGTAACACCGCCGGACACCATCAAGATCACCCTGCACAACAACCCCCAGAACTACATAGAACTAAACCCCGGCTTTTTCCCCTGCGGCGTTGGCCAGTTTAAGCAGATTATGAAGTTGGTTCGAGAGGACACCGCCCACACCGACGAACTCACCGCCGCTATCATTGACATTTTGAAGCGCAAGGCAAGCACTTGCGGCCCAGATCAGGCCGCCGCACGGCGGAACCTTGTAGCCCTTGGCGAAATCAAGGAAGAAAAAAGCCCGGTAAAGGTCAGCAACAAACCGGAATTTTTTGAAACCCTCATGCGCAACGGAAGCGGAAATTTCCGCCGCCTGCGCTCTGGCTACCGTGCAGAGTATGCCGGGTTTACGTTTTTCTTCTCCAAGTGCAAGGATTTCAAACGCTGGGATATTTACGAATCCCGGTGCGGCCTGCTGGCTCTTCCCGCCGGAAAGTGTGGCCGCACGAAAGCGGAATGTGCTTCTTGTCTCGTCAAATACTTTGACGTGGAAAAGGCAAAGACGCTCAACCTTGACAAGATGGAGCAGATCAAAAAGGCCGCTCCCTTGGAAGCAGCGGCCAGCATTTGAACCACAGCAGCGGACACCCCAGCAGGGCCGCACCGCACGAAAGCGGCCCCGCCCCAGCCCACACGGGCCACAACAAAATAACTTTTGAGAGGTATCACACATGAGAACACCACAAGAGATCGCCGCCGATATGCGCAAGTCTGACGAGTGGAACCTGGAACTTTGCGCGGAGCTGTGCGAGGTCGCAGGCATGAGCGCAGAATGGAACGCCGCAGACGGGGAAAACTTTGAATCTGTCGTTTTCTCCGCTGCCCGCAAGATGCACGTTCGTATCATTTCCAACCCGGTTTTGTTCATCAACGAGAAGCCCGCCGGGGCTGTCCAGTCCTACGAACACGACGCAGATTTTACCGGGTGGAGCTTCAACCTTGAATCTGGCTCCCGCATCTTCATTCCGTTTACGAATATCAAGCTGTTCCGTTCCTCCGGCATCTTGGAAATTACCACGTTCTCCGGCACGATCTGAACACGCGCGGACACTCTGCCAGGGTTGCACCGTACAAAGCAGCCCAGGCCCAGCCCCACCGGGGCATAACGAAACGAACAACAGGAGGTTTTTTCTATGTCTTGTATTCATCTTTCTACCCAGCACACCGCCGCCGTCGCCTGCGGGGTTGCGTTTATGCTCAACGGTGCCGGGGGCATGGATCACCTTTCGGGTTCCGTCGTGACCTCGAAAGTCTGCCGCGCTTTCAAGTCCTGTATGTACCCGCTGGACTCCCTGTTTGACGACCGCAAAATCTACGCTGTTCTTTACAGGCTGAACGAATCCGCTTGTGTGGATCGTTACCACCTGGAACCAGACAGCACCGACGAAGTTCCTGAAATGCCGCAGGGCTTCCCCCATCTGCTCCACCTGCTGAGCTGGGACGGCGGACACTACACCATCGACAGCGATTTTTACACCTTTGCAAAGCTACTGGATAGCCTCATTTACCAGTGTGACGAAGATGTGAACCGCGGCAACGATATTTTAGAAGCCCTTTCAACCATTCGCTGTGCTCTGTATTCTTTCATTGTCCACAATGCCGCTGACTACAACAACGCCGAATGGATCATCTAACCCAGGCCGGACACCTTGACGGGCCGCACCGTAAAGCGACCCGATCCCAGCCGTAAGGCATAACGAACCACGAAAACGAAATGGAGGATTTTATATTATGGCAACTTACACGATCAACGAAAGCACCGCCCGCCTCTCTCACGAAATGCGCTCTTGGAGCGACTACCACGCAGGCAGCGCAACGAGGGAGTACGAGGCCCAGGTGGCCCAGGCCGCCGCCATCTTGGAGCAGGTCAAGGCCAAGTGCTTCACCGAAGAGCAGAAAGAGCGGGCCGAATACCTGTTCGACCGTTACGCCAAGACGCTGGCAGAGGCCACCAACAAGGAGAACGAGATCGGCACGCGCTGCCCCAGCGTGATGATCTGCGGCGCGGGCAACTTCCCCGTGCGGAAGAAGCAGAAGCAGATCAAGGCGTTCGAGGCCAACCGGGAGAACTGGCGCAAGGCTGAACACTATCTCGACCAGCTCAAGAGGGCGCACACCCTGGCCGTGAAAGACTCCGATCCCGAAGTGCTGGACTTCCTGCGGGCCAAGCTGGCAGGTCTGGAAGCTGGACACGAATTGATGATCTCCGCCAACGCATACTATCGCAAGCACAAGACGCTGGACGGTTTCGAGGGCATCCCCGAAAAGACGCTTGCCTGGATCACGAAACCCGGCGTTTACATGGCAGGCGGTCGGAACGGCGACGGTTCGCCGCTGGCGTTCCACGGCAAGCCGTTCCCCACCTATGAACTGACGAGCAGTAAAGCCACCATCAAGCGGGTGCAAACACGAATTGCAAAGATCGAGGCTGCCAAGGCCGCCGCCCCGGTGGAGGATGATCGCGACGGTTACACCTACAAAGAGGATCAGGAGATCATGCGGGTGCAGCTTATCTTCCCCGGCAAGCCCGACGACGAAACCCGCGACGTGCTGAAGCACAACGGTTTCCACTGGTCGCCCCGCAACGGCGCATGGCAGCGGCAGTTAAACGACGCTGGCAAGTATGCCGCGCACCGGGTCATGGAATTTCTGGACGGCAACGAATAACGAAAACAGCGGACACCCCAGCAGGGCCGCACCGCACGAAAGCGGCCCCGCCCCAGCCCACACGGGCCAATTCCTTAACTCAACTGTGTTCGTAGGCTATTTATCAACGAACACCCAAACACACGAAAGGAGTTTTTTATGTTCATGCCCTATTTTGTCGATAGTGCAGGTAGGCGGCACACGTTCCAGGACGATTTTGCCTTGAAAGGTGGACTTCTCAAGGCATTGCGGAAAGGTGAGGACGTTTTTTCTTATCGGTTCCGTTTGAAGTCCAGCTATTCCGGCGGCCATGATTACGAACTGGCCTCGCTTCTTCATACCCGCAACGGTTTTGTTGCTAGTTTCACGTTTGAAAGTTCTCTTGGCAAGGAAACCTATTGCATCTAACTTTTTGTATGGTATCTGTCCCGGTTCCCCGCCGGGGCATTTCATGCTATACTGTCATTAACGAAATGGAGGTATTTCTGTGAACGAAATGCAGACTTTTTATCCCTGGTGCGTGGTTGCCGCCTTTTCTGACGGTTCCCGGCTCACGTTCGGCGGTTCTACCGAAGAGCAGGCCCGTAGCGCAATGGAAGCCGCCAGCAACGAACACGGTGAAATATCCTGGTGGGATCATGTCACCGACACGAATTATGTTGACGGTCAGTATTACCAGCTTTTGCCCGATTTGCCCATGCTCCACGTCGTCGATCTCGCAGGGTATGACGGCCCGGTGGATGCAAACGGTTTTCCCGCTGGCTTGCCGGACAAAATCGCCCGGTACGCCGTGGAGCATGGAGCCGCCGAGGATGAAGCCCAGGTCATTGTCAGGATGCACGAAAGGTGGCGACGCGCATGAACATTCTCCCGGAAGAGTTGCAGGCCGTTTTGAAGAAAGGCCTATCCGATACGTTCCAGCGTGAGCAGATCATTTCGGAGGACGAACGCCTGCGCAGTCTTGAATCCGCTGTGCAGAAGAACATCTGCACACTCCACGATCTCCCGCCAGACGATGTTATTGTGTCTGGCCGCAAGGATGCACCCGGCGTGTTTACTTTCATCATCACAGAACGAATGCCGGAAATTGTATTTACTTTTGACGCAGACTCTTTTAACGAACACGAATAACGAAAACTCCCCCGACGGAATTACCCGCCGGGGGAGTTTCTTTTGTTCCTATTCGCAAGTTGTTTTTCCAGGGAGCTTTTCGCTCTCGCGGAAGTCCCCACTTTTACGCGCGCACAAATCCGGCATCATCATAGCCTTTAATGTTTTCTGCCACACGAATTTTGCCGCCGCCTGTCGGGGGCTTTTCATGGCGTTTTGATAGATTTTCTATCACGAATCCGCCTTTGTACTTTTCCCGTTGCCCTCAAATTCTGTGCGGTAGACCGCCACGCGTTCCTCTGCCGGGTCGTACTCTATTACGATCCGGCATTTTTCATGCACATCCAGAACATCAAGCAAAAATTCCGCCGTTGCTTCCAGCCCGGAGTAGTTGCAATAATCCTGCAATCTTTCCTTGTTGGCTCTCACCGTCCGCAAGATGCCCTTTGCCGTGTCGATCACGGCATTGTATCCCTCGCGGCGTGGCCTCGTCATTGCTTCTTGCATCTCTCTTCACCTCCTATTGTTTCCTGTCGGAACTTTATAGTGTCATTATAGTCAATTCTCGGAACATTGTCAATGGTTTTCTGGGTTTCTTTTGTTGATTTTCGGAACTTTATTTGCTATAATGGGATTGCAGAAAGGTGGTGAATAAAATAAATGACCATTGGCGAAAGAATTAAAGTCCTCCGTAAAGAGAAAAATCTTTCGATGGAGGATTTTGGCTCTGTAATCGGTATGGGCAAGTCTGCTGTCAGCCGTATCGAAAACGGGGTCAACGGAACAACAGATCAAACTATCCGCTCCATCTGCCGCGAGTTCGGGGTCAGTGAGCACTGGCTCCGCACTGGCGAGGGAGAGATGTTCGAGCAGACACTGGAAACTGTACTGGATCGGCTGGCCGCCGAGTACAGCCTGGACAAAGAGCAGGTCTCGGTGATTGAGAACTTCCTCGATCTGTCCCCGCAGGAACGCACGTTGTTCCTTACACAGATGCGCAAGGTCTTTGGCGGGCCTGCCGCACAGCCGCCCCGCCGGGTGGATGTGTCCGACGATGTGGCCGCTGCCGTTGCCAACGTGCAGGACGAGGTAGCCCGGTACAACGCCGAGCAGGCCGACGAGGCCGCCAGTGGGGGAAAAGAATCTTCTTCCATAGGTTAGTGCTTGACCGTGCCGCCGCTGAATGGCGCAGGAAGCACCAGTAAAATTCAGCACACAAAAAGAAAAAGCCCACCGGGGGACAAGGCCCGGTAGGCTTTTTCGTGTATGGCAAATAAAAAACGCCCCATCTTCTCCGCAGAAAAGACAGGGCGTTTTGGAACGAGTTGAACCTAAACGTGCAACTCTACTTATATAAATGGCTCCCAGATATGATATTTCGGAAATGAATTTAACTTTTTGACTGTTGAAAGTGTGGAAAGATTTATTTTTCCCAGAACTTGCAACGGCTTGCAACAAACTTAAAACTACTTGAAAGGTGGTATTTATGCCTCGCAAAAAGAAACTTCAAGAGGTGGGCGGCCTGCGGCTGGTGGCGTACTATCGCTACTCCAACGGCGGCCAGCAGACCGAGCAGAGCATTGAGGGTCAGCGCCGGGACTGTGAGGCCTACGCCAAAGCCCACGGCTACAAGATCGTCCATGAGTATATCGACCGCCACATTTCCGGCAAGAGCGACAGCCGCCCGGCGTTCCAGCAGATGATTTCCGACAGCGACAGCCACCTCTTCGACGCTGTGATCTGCTGGAAAACAGACCGCCTCGCCCGGAGCCGCTACGACTCCATCATCTACAAGACCCGCTTGCGGAAGAACGGGGTCAAGATTCTGTATGCCGCCGAGACGGTGGTAGACGGCCCAGAGGGTATTATCATTGAGGGTTTGATGGAATCCCTGGCCGAGTATTACTCCGCCGAGCTGGCGCAGAAACTCCGCCGCGGCCAGCGGGAAAGCGCGCTCAAGTGCATTGCCCTGGGCGGCAACCGCAGCTTTGGCTACGACATCGGGCCGGACAAGCACTACTGCATCAACGAGAAGCAGGCCCCCGCCGTGCGGTACATCTTTGAGCAGTACGCCGCCGGGGCTACCGCCGCCGACATCGTGCGGGAACTGACCGCCCGTGGCTACCGCACCAGCCGGGGCAATCCGTTCAACAAGAACTCTATCTGCCGGATCATCACCAACGAGATGTATCTTGGTGTGTACAAGTACGCCGACATCCGCATTGAGGGGGGAGTGCCTGCCATGATCGACCGGGAGCTGTTCAACCGCTGCCAGACCCAGCTTGCCTTTAACCGCGCCCACGGCGGCGGCAAGGGTGCGCCCAGGGCTGACTATGTGCTTGTTGGTAAACTGGACTGCGGCCTGTGCGGCCATGCCATGAAAGGAGCCAGCGCCACGGGCCACACCGGGAGCAAGCACTACTACTACACCTGCACCCAGCACGTCGAGAAGAAGTGTCCCAAAACCTCCATTGAAAAGAACTATCTGGAACAGATCATCGTGGACGGCGTTGCAAAGTACGTCCTTACCCCGGAAAAGATTTCTCAGATCGTGGACTGCATGATGGAATTGCAGGCCAAGGAGCAGGAGCCGAAAGGCAACCCGGAAAAGGACGCTCTGGAAGCAGAGCTTGCCGAGTGCCGCCGCAAGCAGAACAATATCCTTGAGGCCATCGAAGAGGGCGGCAGCGCCCGCCTTGCGGCCCGCCTGCGCGCTCTCGAAGAGCAGGAAGCCCAGCTTACCTTTGCCCTGGGCGAGATCAACAACGCCCCCACGCCGCCCCAGTTCAGCCGGGAAGCGCTCACGTTCATGTTCGAGCAGTTCCGCCGGGAAGAGGACGAGGTGGACGAAGAGTACCGCCGCCGCATCCTGGATACGTTCGTTTCGTCCATCCTGCTGTACGAGGATCGGGCAGAGGTCAAGTTCAATATAACCGACCAGAAAACCGGGGACTTTGAGCGGGTGATTTTGCCCATTTCGGCAAACAAAAAGCCCCCGGAAGATGACGATATAACGTCAAATTCCGAGGGTTCTACCGCGTTGCGGTTGGTGGAGGCGATGGGAGTCGAACCCATGTCCGAAAAGGGCTCAGTGTAG